TCTGATGGCGACCAGTGGAAAATTACCGCTATGTCAGCCATCAGGTCATCGACCGAGAGTTTTTTCGGGAAGGTTACACCGCCGAACTCGGTGACAAAAAACCGACCACCTTACCGGCAAACGACAACAGGTCTGGCAGCTCCAGCGCGGCGGCTTCCTGCTCGGTCAGCGACGGCATGGTCATGCGCGGCAGCACTTTAATCAGCGCATCGACGTCAGAATTTGCGACAGATGCCAGGCTGACGCCGCGAAGGGTTCCGGCACACGGCTTTAACAGGGTGACATCGGAAATAACCTGCTCACCGCGCTTGATGGGTTTAATCAGAGTGACGATATTTTCGTTAGTTTTTTCCATGATATTTCTCGTTAAATTCAGGTTTCAGGATCCCCGGCCAGCCATGCTGACCGGGACAATAATTACAGGCCGATATTCTGTCGGTGTGCCTCGAGCATGTCGGTACCGTTCACCATTTCGACGAGGTTCACGGTGTCAATTTCGACCATATCTTTACCGTTGAGGGTCAGCTTGTAGTACGAGCACTCGAGCGAGATTTTCGACTCAGTGTCTTCGCCCTGTTTGGCTTCGCCGAGGTCGATTTCTTTCTGACGGCCACGGAGAACGACCTCAACCGGCACGGTCTCTCCGGTGTCATCACGCTGGTAAGACCCGGCAAAACGTAGCGGCACGGAGGCCGTACCGGTGGCGGCATATAACGACCAGACAGCATCATCAGGAAAACCGCCGAGCGAGATTTCAGCCGACAACGCATCGTCATCGAGGCCAAGGTCAACCGAGGCTGAGCCATTCATCCCGCCGCCGCGATACTTCTCGAGCTTGCGGGTTAATTTTGGCAACGTGACGGACTGCACGACGCCGAGATAACTCACCCCGTCGATAAACAGGTTCATGAGTTTGAGCTTGCGCGGTAATGCCATTTGTCAGGCTCCTTATTTGCTGTTGACGGACGAGATAAGATTCGCCAGATATTTATCGGTGATGCGCTGGCGTAAGGTCAGGTGTTCGAGTGGCGGCACCGGCGTATAGTCATAATCGATAAACAGTTTCCCGGCCTTCAGGGTTTCTTTGCTGTTCGCCTCTTCGTCAAACCAGCACGTCGCATCGATGATGTAACCGCCGCTTTTCAGCTCGCGGAATTTCGCGTTGATGCCGTCGATAATGTCGCGAATCAGCGTCGCGGTGATGGGCTTATCATTCGCCCACATATGCCCTTCGGCCATTGTGTCGGCGATGACCTGTGCCGTGCGGGTGTAGTTCTCAAACTGAAACAGCGGGTCATCGGAGCAATTACGGTTACCCCAGAAACGGAAACCATCGGCACGAATCAGCGTGGTAACACCGGCCTCATTCAGCAGGTCAGCATCGGTGCCTTTTTCCTGCAAATCCCAGAAGACGGACGCGCTGATACCGGTGACCTCATTGACGCCGACGTTTGACAGGGTTTTGTGCCAGCCGGTGTCATTATCAATTTTGGCGCGCAGACCCAGCGCGATGGCAGTCGCGTAGCTGGTCGTTGTGGCGCTGGCCGTGGTATCCCATCCGAGGAATTCAGGCCAGATAATCATGAGTTCACGCGCGCTGAAATTCTCACGGTAGGCAATAACGTCAGAAATGGTTTTACAGCCCCACGCGCTGACATAAGCGAAAGCGCGCAGTTTCTGAGCCACAGAGACAAGCGCGGTCGCAACTTCCTGAGTATCGAGACCCGGCACACCGAGAATGCGGGGCTTCACGCCAGTGACCGCTTTCGCCGTCAACAGCGCTTTCAACCCGGTGTATTTGCCGTTCTCATCCGTGGTGCCGATGATGTTAGAAATGGTTTGCTTCTGAGCCTCTTCGTCATCACCGGTACCCTCGGCGACACGCACGACAACAACAACCGGTTTTGACTGGTTAGCGATGAGCTGTAAGGATTTTGCCAGGGTACCTTTAGTACCGGCTTTTGCGATGGCGCTTTGTGGGTTGGTAATCAGCACAGGTTCATTGAGCGGAAATGCCCCGGCGTCAGCATCGCTGGCCGTGCAGACCATGCCAACGACCGCTGTTGATACCGTCGAGATTGTGCGGGTGCCGTCGTTAATTTCGACGACCTCGACACCGTGATGATAATCACTCATCCGTTTAACTCCGTTAGTTGGGGTGAGTGATATTGTCGGGTGTACGTTTACAGGGGGCTATTTGTCAGGGTTCGCCGGTGGCTGACACAACGGGAATTGTCGCCGGAAATTTTTTATACAACGTCGATATGCCCACATCAAAAATCAGTGCGACACGCTGTCGTGACTCCCCGGCCGCAATCAACCGGCCAGCCTGAGCCCATTCATCAGGCGTCAGCTTCGGCCTACGACCTCCGATTCTGCCTTGTGCTCTGGTAGCATCCAGACCGGCGCGGGTTCGTTCGACAATGAGCTCGCGCTCCATTTCCGCAAGAGCGCCCATGATATGGAAGAAAAAACGCCCCATCGGCGTTGAGGTGTCAATACTGTCGGTCAGGCTTCGGAAATTAACCCCGCTCTGGCGAAGCTCTTCAGTCATCGAGACAAGATGACTGAAGAGCTTCGCCAGAGCCGGTCGAGCTTCCAGACAACGAGAGTATCACCGGCATTTAGTTGCCTGAGAGCGCGATTTAATCCTGGTCTGTTTGTCGATTTACCGCTGATTTTATCCTCGAATATTAGCTCACATCCCGACCGCTCCAGCGCGTCACGCTGTAGCGCTGTGTTTTGTTCATTTGTTGATACGCGCACATAACCAACCAGCATCTTTTTTCCCTCATGCAAAAGCCGGAATGATGCCAGTTGAGGCTTAAACCTGCATTTTCTTAAACCTTCCTTTAACGGATGCAGGGAATAACCGTGGTAATAGTGGAATGAATGAGGGTAATGATGGGGTGCTATCAATTTAGCACCCCGAATACTTAAAGCGGCGGTGCTACAGGCCAGTTAATATCTGGCGCGTCAGAGGCGTCAATAGCCTCCAGTGCGTCAAGATAATCCAGCCACAGATTGTATTGCGCCAGCTCATCACCCTTCAGCCGACCAATTGCCGCTTTACCCGGCCACTGCCTACTGTGCATGTAATCATTCGCCTGCCCAATTCTTCTTTGCTTTTCAGCTTCAGCCCCGGCAACCAGTTCTTCGTGTGTTGGCGGCGGGATATCCACCCAGGCTGGCAAGCCCTTTACGCTCCCCAGTGTTTTCCCGGATGGTATATCTGTTGTCATGTATGTATTTGCCACATCATCGGCAATCTCAACTGCATCAACGGGCCATGCATCAGCGGGCTCATAAAAGCTTTCACGTAAGCTGTTGTCGTAAAAGGCGAGCTGTGAAGGCGAAAACGAATAAGTTGTAGTTGGCATAATTATCTTCCTATTGCGATCCATAAGACGCCGTTTGTGAGCATATGACCTACAGCATCAAACGTTCTGACATCGTTAATGCCCGTAAGTGAAGAACCCGATGCAATAGCCATAATCCCTGATATGCCTGTCGGTGAAAGTGAATACGATGGCGCTGATGTAAACGGTGTAGGGAAAGTAATACCACCTGTTGGACCGCTTGTTGGATAAAGACCAAACTGGACCATAATCCCGGATGGAAGACGCATCCATGTTCCAAAACTGTTAGTTCCGGACTGGAAGCTGTTCATGTCCGGGATTTGATTAGCTCCGGTGCCAACGGTTTTAGTGGATGCATTACCCAGGTCTTTTTTTAGTGGAAACTGGTTGTTAGCCCACTCCTGAGAGGCCATGTCCTTTCCATACGCATTAATTGTTCCGTCAGCAAATAGCTTGAAAATCAGCGAGCCATTGATTTCAATGCCAGCACACTGAAGGTCATCGCCCACCCCCCGCACGGCTCCCCACTTGACGGTATTCCCATGCCACTGGTTTTGCAGCCATGCCACAAGTCCGCCAGTGACAGTAGCGTCAGCACTGACCAGATAGTTAGGGTTTTCATCGACAGGAATAGTGCCTACCTGCTTAAAGTTAAAAAAATTATTGTAACTACCACCATTGGCGTCTACTGCACCAAGGTCTGAGAGAACACCTGCAGCATCGCTACGACCAAGCAACGTTCTGGCGAAAGCCGTCAGGTCTGTCAGGGCCGCGTTTTTAGGACCAGTGAAGTACGGGAGTTTGTTTGCAGCACCAACCAGAGAAGCCAGCGCAACCAGGGTATCGTTACCGGGGGCATAGAGTTTATTCAACGCTGCTAACAGCTGGCCTGCTGTCGATTCTGGTTCCATTGCCGCTGCTGTTAGAATCGCAATCAGCTCACTTTGTGTATCGCGGATAGCGGCTTGTTCATTATTCAGGTGTTCAGCATCAACTATGGTTCCCAGCTCACCAGTGAGCGGATTA